CTGACATTCCGTTTACCACTATATCAACAAATTTTGGAATAATAGCAATAGGTGTCCAGTCTAAGTTTAAATAACTTAAATCACCGTCAATTGCTAACTCGTTTTTATATTTAGCTATAGATTGTTCTGCTCGTGCGTATAGTCTTAATTTATTAAACTCCTGCCACTGGCTGTAAAACCTGCACTGGTTACCATCTTTTCTAAACCACTCGTATTGTATAGCCTGCCCTATTTGTAATCCAAATTCAAATGTTCCTTTAGTGGCATCCGAAACAAACTGATCAGGAAAAGCAGTAGACTGTAGATTTATTTTAACGTCTTTCATTTATTAAGTAATTGACTTACTGAGCTTTTGTTATTATATCTTGCAAAGTTAATGCTTATTTTTGATTGTTTTTTAACAGGAGTGTATAGATGTTTTTGATTAGCCATAATCGCAAGACCTGAACTAATAGACGCATCATGTTTAGTTCTATTGTTAATATCAAACCTTGCCCAGTCTTCTAAAGTTCTTCCAAAATACATTTCTCCCATGTCATCTTTTTCTCTATAAGACCCTGTTAAGTCAAGACCTATATGTTTTTCTATATAAGACTCAATAGCTGAAGCGTGAGACTGCTTTACATCCTCAGACGTATTGGGAATTCCTCCTAATTCTTTTTCTGTTTTTGACAACTTATTATATCTTTTGTCAGGTCTATTCATACAAAAACCTCTATATCCTCTATTTTTAAAATGATATAAAAGACGAGGTTTGTTGTTTTCACATAAAATAGGCATTCCATAAAATATACACGCCATCAAAACTTCTTCAAAAAATATCTCTGCAGTTTGAGGTCGAGCTATGTATTCTAAAAAAAAATGATTAGAAGGAGCTTGATCCATATTAAACTTTGTAAGTCCGTGCAAAGATCCGTTAGAACCCTTACCCACAACTACACCAGAAATATCGTAAGAATCACATCCGAAAGTTCCTAAATGCTCATTGCCTGGGTATTTAGAATTTGTCTTTGTAATAACTTTGTTTTGTAATTCTTTTATTGGTAGCCAAGTTACAAAAAATCTTCCATTTTTATTTGGACTCCAAATTACTTCCGAATCCTTAACTCCATCCTTCCATCTAAACGATCCTTGTGTTACAAAGTGATCTTTAATTAAAGAGTCGTTATAATCTATTTGTTGATATATTTTAGTTAAATTAAATAAAGACTGCTTACTTTCATCTCTAAAAGCGTGAGATTCAGTTCTTGGAAATTGTCTATAAAATTCATTTAAAGCATCTGGATCTTGAGATAAAGAATCAACTTCGTTTGTCCAATAATCTATTGCTCCTATGCTTATATCTTCTCCGTCTATACCTTCAATTTTATTTAAAGATGTGTTAAATACAGGCATACCATACCTATCTATATATCCCTCAAAGTTCCATTCCATAGGTATAAACAAATTATACAAACCTGATTTAGTTTGACCGTTTTGATTTCTATTAGAACAACCTGAATCTTCAAAAAGTTTTTTAAAATTACCACCTCCTTTTTCTAATGCATTAGACGTTGAACCCATCATGCATTTTCCAATAACCCTACTACCTAATCTTAAACAAGTTTTAGTTACCCTCCAGTTGTTTAATATATTTTCTGGACGTTCCCATTTACCACTTTCATCGTGAATTAAAAGCTGTAATTTTTCTCCATCATAAGAGTTGTCTGAAGTGTTTTTCCAATCAATAGTTGTGTCTAAACCTTCCAGCTCTTCCTCACCCATATCATACATATTCTTTTTTGTTATTTTAGACGCTGGAACACGATAAGCTAATTCTGTTTTTGGCTTATCCATACCGTCTTGAATAGGCTTGAAAAAGAACGGATAATTGTTAGATATAGGAACTACTTTATCTGTAAACATTTTTTTAGCATCTGCTCCAGTTTTAGACAATATACCTACTCTTGAATCTTTAGAAATAGTAGCTCTGTTTACAGCTTCAGCTGAACTCATAAAAGAAAATCCTGATCTTCTTATTTTTAAATAACACATACCAAAGCTTCGTTTGTCTACCTTACAAGCTTCCCAAAATATAAAAAATATTCTATTTGCTTCCCTAAAATCAGGATGACCAACATCTATCTTCGTCCATTGCAAATACATATAGTGAGTGCCTGTTATATATGTTGGAATCCCATTATTTAAAAACCAATGCCCTTGCTCTCTTCTGTCAAATTCATTTTCTATATAATCTACCCACTTTGATTTAAAATCAACAGGTGTTTCATGCCATTGAAAAATACTCTGTATTCTTTTTAATTGCTTTGGTAAATCTTCAGTTTTCCAAAACTGATTAGTTGGTTTTAATTTAGAAGAAATTTTGGGAGTTAAAGGTAAGGCTATATTTAAACCACTGACACAAATTATATCTCCAATAGTTCCATCTTTAGAAATTATAACTATATCGTATTTGGCGTTATAACCAGGTGTCCATGTGTGTGAACGATTTTTAGAAATCCTAACCGACTTAGGAACTAAATGATTTATTATTTTGTATATTTTATTTAGATCTTGATTCAGCAAATCCTTTTGGGGTATTATTTGTTTTTACATCGACTCCCTCTATAATATTTCTTTCTTCTCTAATTCTTTTTAAAATTTCAAAAGCATCAAAAATAGCAAGTTTTTTTGTAGCTGCTGCGTTTTTTAATCTATCAGCGGCTAACTCATCTTCGGTGTCATACTTTATAATATCTTCTTTTGCTACTTTAATTAATTGAACAACAGCTAACTCTCCAGCTTTTATAATTTCTAATTTTAATTTATTATTATCCAACCTTTAAAGTTATATTGTTAGTAAACATTCTGTATAGCTTCTCTCCTTCTACATTAAACTCATACTCTGATTCAGGTTGAAAGCTAATTTCATCACCTTCTTTCAGTCCAAGTTTTATTAATTGATTGTTAATATACTTAATTTTTCCCATTAAAGGCTCTTCAGAGCTTGATTGACTTAAAAATTTTTCTTTTACTTTTATAGGTTTTATAAAACAATATTTATCGTGAGCTTTCCATTTGTCTTTTTTTTTATATAAAAAAAACTGATCATAGTCAACAAAAAACATATTTTCTTTAAAAAAACTTTTACCGCTTTTTCTTCTACCACGCATATCGTTGTAAAATTTAAAAACATTATGATGAACCAATAGTGTATCGCCTTTTGTTATTTCTCCGTTGTAATTAATAGGAACAGATATTACTGTAGCGTAACGATTTGAAAACATATGATCTTCTTCAGAAGTATTGGTAATAAAATCTATATTTCCAATTTTCTTAGAATTGTCATATCTTTTATTATTTGTTGGTTGAACAATAAACGAATATGGAGATTGCATTTAAAAATTTATATTATATTCCAATGAAACAGGCATGGTTGCTCTAAACTCTTTCCAAAGCAATACCTCTTCTCCTTTTATAATCCAAATTTTAAATGATTTTTCTTCAGGCTGAATTAAATGTATGGAGTAATTTCCTCCTAATACTTCTTGCCCTACTATGTAATGCATAGCTCCAGACTTATAGTCTGCTCCTACTGAAATCTTTCGTATATCCATTTGATTATAATGACGATAAGACGATTACTCTATATCTTATATTAAATTTTAAAATACCGTTTCCTACGGTAGCGTTAGCTGATGGGTTTGTTAACGTAACTCCTGTAGCAATTTCACAGCTTACATCATCAGATGATATGTGTTGTGCTTTATCAGCAATAGAGTTCATAAAAGTTGTGCCTAAAGAACCCCAAGTAGCAGCTCCTTGTTTTACGTTAATTACGTTTACAAAATCAAAGGCTACCGATCCCACATCTACAAAAGCAAATATGCTAAATATTTCTATAACACTACCCGCTGCAGGAGCAGGAATTAAAGTTATAGGACTTCCATTTAACGCCTTCAATTGAGCAGCAGAAACAGCTACTGAAACATCATTATACTCAACTTGAAATAAATTTTTTAAAGCTGTTAGCGTACAAGTTTTTGTCGCTAATTTACTGTCAGAATCAGTTAATACAAAATAATCTTCTAATACTGGAGCTATTGCTGGGTATGCTGTTTTGTTGCTTATTTTTGACATTATACTTTTTTAATTTCTTTTTTTTCTTCAGCTTCTTTCTCTGCCTCTTCCTTGCTTTTTACTTCTCCTGTTTTTAAATCTATTACAGAATCTTGACCAAACTCTTCAATTAAAGATTGCTCTAATGCTGAAAATTGATCTTTTAATTCATCAAGTTTTTTTATCAATAGAGATTGCTTGTAAACTAAATCAGCTAATTGTAACTTAGTTCCTGAAAATTGATTTTGTAACTCTTGTACGTTTTTTAATTGGTCTTCACTTAATTGCATTTTATTTAATTTTTATTATTAAACACAAAGATAAGTAAAATTTTTTAATATTTACACTCCTGTTATTGTGCTTATATTTGTTTTTGGAATTCCCTGTACTCTTGCTATATTTGAATTGA